AATTTCAGACTTAGTTGGGTTAGGCTCAGGCACCATGCCTGTATTGTTCACTTCTATAGACATGAGGGTCTCCTAGACGTGCATAGCGGCTAGAACTTCTAGACCACTTGTATTAGTTACCACTACACGAAATTCTGGTGACATGACTACTTCCTGTTGCGCGTCTGCGTCTGACACAGTGAGCACGTCAATCCAGTTAAAGTCGGCACTGACTCTTGCTTGCAACTTGACGGTATCGCCACTGTTGCAGTTAGTTTGAAAAATTCCTGTACGATTTCCACGAGTCTCGAAGTTAAGAGCGTCCGAGTCATAGGAGACTGTAAGGTTTGGTGCTGTGAATTGTTTTAGAGCGTATGACATTTAAGACCTCTTAAATACTTAAAATGTGGAAGCCGGTCCCAGAGGGACCGACTCATGTGTTGCTTAACTATGTGTTACTGGACTCTATGGTTATGCGGATACAGCAACTACCTTAAGAGCTTCAGTGTTTAACAACATAGAACCTACACGCTTACGAGTGTAGAAGCTGATAGCACCGTGTGCGCTGTATGGGTCGCGTAACATGCTAACGCCAACTCGGTCAACGATCTGGTATCCAGCACCAAAGTCACCGAAGATGATAGGCATGTTGCCTGCACCGATATCAGCCATGTCATCATTAATCACAATCTCGAATCCGAAGATACTGGAAGCGGCGGCTTCAGTGATATTGCGCTGTAAAAAGTACTCGCCATCGGTCGTCTTAAGATCTACCAATACATTGTGAGTAGCTCTGTTCATCATGAACTTAGCACCAGCAAGGTAGCCAGTCTTAGTGTTCAATACTACAGAACGTAGCAAGTTGATAACTGCATCAGAAGTACCACCTAAAGAAGTGGCTTGGCCTGATTTGATTACCTGATACTTACCGAAGTCACGAGTAGCATCGCCAGCAGTGTAAGCAGAAGTAGTGTCAAGACCGTTCAAGATTCCTACGGGCTTGTTTGATCCGTTACCGCTTAAGAATGCGCTGTTCTCTTGCTCAGAGAATTCACGAGCAACTTCACCAGCCAACCATGCTTCAACATTGAAGAAGCTGTCTTCTAATACGTGCTGGTATGCTTTAGGAGAAGCATAAACTTCACCAAAGACCGCGCTTACCTTAGCAAGTTCTGGAGATCCAGTGTTAGGACGTGCATCACTCTCACCAACCCAACCAGATGCCGATCCACCTAGAGATACTAGCTGGCTATAATCAGTTGTTTCAGTTGATATCCCACCAACTAATCCACGGATAGGGCTACGCTCGTGCTGTAGCGAAATAATGTTGCGGCTAACTTCAATAGGTAGAGCGAATCCACCTTGAGCGTCTACAGAGATTTGCGTGTCGGCGGCTTTAGCTCGAAGGCCTTCGATTCCTTTACGAGCGAATACGCCCATTAATTCTTTTTGTTCCATTTCTTTGGATTCCTTAATAGATTTAGTAGCGAGAGTAGGACGTGCAGACTTGGCTTCAAGTACTTCCAGTTTCTCAGTAAGTGTTTTAATTTGTGCTTCAGATTCAGACTTAACTGATTCAAGGTCGGCGGTAGATGCTTTAGTTTCTATTTGAGCTTCAGTCTCTATAGACTTAGCTTCTAGTGCATCTGCGACGTGCTTGAGAGTCACATCATCTTCAACAACTTCTTCAACTTCAGGAGTGGCTTCTTCAGCTACTTCTTCAGACTTAACTTCAACTTCAGCTTCAACTTCGGGAGTCTCAACTACAGCTTCAACTACTTCTTCAGACTTAACTTCTTCAACTACTACCTCGTCGAGTTTAGTTTCTTCAGACATATTATTTTCCTAATATTTTCAGCATTCGCCGCATTTGATCTTGCTCAGCGGACTTAGCTAGTTTTTTAGAGTCATGGGCTGAAGCATCGCGCTCAGATTCCAATCCGCTTATACCCTTCGCTAGGAGGGCTTTTGCCTCACGTCTCGATAGCCCTGCATCGCGCAGTGCTTTCTCTAGTGATCTAACGTCGTTACTGGCTTTTACGGCAGTAATAACAGACTCTTGGTTAGCCGGTATCGCTACCAGACTGATTTCGTGCAGATCTACTTCGTGTAGTAAGTTAGCACCTGATTTTCGGTCGTACTCCTCCCGAACCACTCGGTAGCCAATAGACATAGAATCCAAAGCACCATCTTTAAGAAGTGCGTAGGCTTCGTCAGCGTCTCGGACACCCTGTGTTAATCTACCTTCGACATATAGCCCTTTCTCGTCTTCCATCATTACTTCCCAAACGCCGATAGGACGTGTGGTGTCATGATGTGCCAGCATCTTAGGCTTAGTACCGACCTCTAGGTGTTTAGCTATAGACTTAAGGAAGGCACCACGCATCGTGATATCACCTGCGCGATCTAGGTGGTCGAAGGTGTTTGCATAGCCAGCGAACTTCCGCTGATCGTCTGCATCGACTGAGAATGACTTCGCATCGAACGCTACGTCTAGTCTTTTTATGTTGTCAGTACTACAAGGTTCGCAGACCTTACCGTCTGTGCAACACATTCCGCTAGGCTTCTTCGCCATCATCAGACTCCTGTGTAGGTTGTTCTTGGTTGCCGAAAGTTAGGTTATTAGATTGAGACACAAATTCATCACCACCTTCGCGTGGGTTATATCCTAGCTCCATTCGAGCTTCGTTAGGACTCATAACGCCAGCAGTTATAAGGGTGTTATATGTGTCTACTCTGGTAGCCATATCGGTACGTAATAAGTTAGAAGTATCGAACTTAAAGCACTGAGTAGTAACATTAAGTAGGGCCTTGTTTAGACGGGATTCGATCAGCATAAGGTACGGTAGGATCGTAGCTTTATAAAATGCTAGATCTTGATGTTCAATGTTAGAGAATGTAGCCCTATCCAGATCGCCAATCATGTGCGGCGGTACTCTGAACATCGCGCAGATCTCTGAGCGTGTGTACTTCCGCATATCGAGAAGCTGTACGTCTTGAGGGGATAGTGATACTGCCGAGAACTTGAGACCCTGCTCAAGAATAGCAACCTTATGTGAGTTAGCTAAACCACCATGTGAGGCATTCCAACTAGCCTTAATGTTCTCGAATGAATCATCGTCTAATATACCATCAGTGTGCAGTACTCCGCGTGGAGTCGCGTCGTTCGTGAATACATTAGCCGCATAGTCTCTAGCATCAATTCCTGCACCAATAGTGTTAGCGTTGTACTGAATAGGTGAGACCCCTGTTACGCCGTCCATCGACATACCACGAATGTGGAGTATCTGATCTGGTCGCATAACATCCTGATCACCATTGTCGAAGGTCACTACATAGACCACGTTATACTGTGAGTCTTGCTGTACTGATACGTTTTCAGTCTTAAGAGGTAGAATCTCAACAACCTTGCCAGAGCTAGTTCTATTAATGTAGCCGTAGAAGTTTCCTGACAGGCACAGATTAACCATGACATAGCTGAAAAACTCAGGACCAGTCTGATACTCATTAGGGCTGTTAAGAATTAGGTTGTGTAGCGGTGCTGAGTTGTGTAGTTCCTTACCTGCGGCTGTATCTCGGTATAGCAGACACGGTAGAGTAGCCATAGTGTCTGAGAGCACTTTAACGCACGAGTACACGGTGTTCATTCTCATAGCCTGCTCATTGTTAACAGCCTTAGTACTCGCTGTGTAACTCCCGAAGAAGTCAGACAGTGCGCTACTGTTAAATGGCAGACTTATGGGCGCGGCTTTCTCTTGGGTCTTACCCCAATTAAATAAAGCCATTAGTGGCCTCCTGTTAGTTTGTTATAGGGTGCGGATTCCTCGACTGCGGTATACGTCCTTTTCTAGGCCGCCATTAACTTTTAGACGGCCTAGGGCCATAACTAAAGCGATAACGCCATCAATCTTGTTCTTCTCGCCTTCCTTTTTTATTTTGATATTATCGTTAGGGTCCACGTACAGAACGCAATTACTCAACATCCAAGACAAAACGGGATCGCCGCCGTGTATTAGATTCTTAGCTTTTACTGCTTTCTCAAGTTCTTTGGAGGGGTCAGACATAGACATAATACCTTGAGCAAACTTAACCATCGGAGCGCCCTTTTCAATTAAGGAGGCTGATAGCTGAGTCGCACCATAGGCATCGTAGGCTATTTCTCGCACATTATAAGTTCCCATAGCTTTTAACACGTCTTGCTCAATAAAGCTGAGGTCCGTGATATTGCCTTCGGTAGTTGTAATGTAGCCAGCGTTAGTCCACTCGCGGTACTTTGCACCAATGAAGCCAGTAGCATTGCTAACGGTGTCTTCAGGCAGATAATGTTGAACGTAGGGGTACAGTTTCCCATCCTCTACAAATATAAGCGCCATAGACGCGAAGTCAGATACAGATGCTAGATCAAGACCTATATAGCACGGCTTACCTGCCCACTGTTCTATAGGTGGTCGTTCGCCACTGGTAGCATCCCAATCCTGTGAAGTAATCCATGCGGCAGAACTAGACATCCACTGGTTAAGTCTCTTAGTCCGAAAGTTAGTCTCGGCACTAGGTGACTCCATAGCTTGTCTAGCCATACGCTCTAGATCGTCTGGGAATACGGATATACCATAGCTCGGATTGGCTTTCTTCCAGACTTCAGGATCTCGCCAATCGTCGTCAGCATCGATAGTCCATATGGCCGCGAAGAACGTGTCGTCCTCTACGTCGAGGTGTGGATCGATAACTTTCATACAGTACTCACGTAACTCGTAGCATATTCCCTCTCTATTAGTACCAGCGGTAGTGATAGCGAAGATAATAGGTTGAGCACGTGCACCAGATGCGACGTTAAGTACATCCCAGATCTCTGAGGTCTTATGAACGTGGAGTTCATCGACTACGGAGAAGCTGGGGTTACGTCCTTCTAGTGAACCAGCATCAGATGATAAGGGCTCGAACTTAGAGCCGGAAGCCTCGTGCAGTATTGCTGACCTATGTACCTTAAGGTGCTGTAAAAGCTGTGGTGATTTCTTAACCATAGCCTGAGCGTCCCCATGTACGATACGACTTTGATCCCTAGTAGTCGCGGCGGCATAGCACTCAGCCGCGCTCTCCCGATCTGCTATCAGACCATATAGGGATAGTCCTGAACAAAATGTAGACTTTCCAGACTTACGTGGAACTTCAATGTACGCTGTACGGTAGCGTCTGTAGCCGTCAGAACTTCGCATCCAGCCATATAGCTGGGAGATAATAAAGATCTGCCAGTCTGCTAGTTCTAGGGGTTGGTTAGCTAGTGGTCCTTTCAGGTGCCTTAAGAATCCGAAGAACTTAATACAGCGGTTAGCGGCATCTGAATCATAGTAGAATTTGGTATCTTTACCAGTGTGGTTTTTGCGATCCTCTATCGCACGGGTGCAAGCATATTGCAGAGGCTTTGCGGCAGGTATGTCACCTGACACCACACGCTCTGCATACTGCCAGCCCGTAGTGTCAGTCTGTGACATGTTGTGTCTCCTACGGGCTTACTTATCCGCCTTCGTTTTGGCTGGCTTCTTCTTAGGTGAAGGTTCAACTTCTGGCTTATCGGCTACTGGCTTAGGTGCTACGTAGCGTCGTGCAGTTTCACACCAGACATATGTAATTTGTTCTCTCATGATTTAATCCTTGTTATTAAGTTACTGTACTTTAAGGCCCCGAAGGGCCTATTCTTGTTATTTGGTTACTGGTGTCAGTGGTTGTTCTACCCATTCGGCTACTCTCTTCTCTTGCCACGTTATATAGTCAGCCATCTCAGTGAGTCTTCGGTCTGTAACAGCCTTTACGTATTCTGCGTTAGCTCTTTTCACTAACTCTTCCAAATCTGGACGCTGTATGTAGTCATCTTCTTGAGTACGGCCCGTATGAATGTAAGCACATTTAAAAGTCTCTTTAGAGTAATGCATGTAGTGCTCTTCAGTGTAACTAGACTCTAACTCGGTAACACCCCATCCACCTATTGACATAGTATCGATAGGTGCTTCAACCCATCGGTAATGGGACTTTCCCATACGTCTGTCGTGCCATTTTATTTGTACCATGCAGGCATCTGTCATTGCTAGTGTGCGAGCCTTAAAGTCTTGAAGGCTGGCGATCTGAGCTTTTACCATAACTATCATGTCTTCGATAAGATCAGTAGACTGCTCAAATGGTAGGTGGTGCGCTCCGTCACATACGCCTTCAAAGAATCCCCAGCGAGTTGTGTAGCCGTGCTTAGATAGTTTTCCGTTAGGTAGCTTCTGGTGACATCCACAGATCTGACAAGTTCCTGAGTGAGTTGCTTTAGCCATGTTAAGTATCCTTTAGTTATTAAGTTGCTGTGTATGGGGCCCATTATAGGGCCTCACACACGTATGTCAACAACTTTATAACACAAAGTTACTTTTATTTTTAACCAGCCAAAAATGAATCAAAAGAATCGACCTCGATTGGCTTAGAGGCATCTACTTTAGTCCTAGCGGCGGCGGTAAGGCCATACTCAGTCATTAACCTAATAATGTTTGTGTACGACGTATTCATCTGAGCGAGGGCTGGATGTGGCTTTTGATTTACTTGTCCCGTAGATCCCTCAGACTCTATGATAGGTCCATCAGCAGACACTAAGGCCCTGAGCCGTAAGTACATAGAAAGTTGATCGGCTAACAGTGCAAAACCTATAGCATCAACCTCAGTACCTACACCCATAGAGTAACAGTGCGTTGCCACCTGATTGTATAGCTCTGAGGCTATAGGGTCATGATCCGCCCATGATGGCTTAACCGGCATTCCGGCAGGTAGGGACAGGGAGTCGCCTGCCCTATCTTTTCTAAATGTGCCTTCTAGCTTCTTAAGGGCTTCTGGTTTTCGTTTTCTTCCGGCCATGATTACCTCCTCAGATCTTAATGGACTTTATGGAATCGGTTAGGGTCGTGCAGAGCCATCAAGGCCAAGACACAAATAAGGGCGGTTTGGGGCCGAGGAGACATGTCGGCTCCCCGTGAGGAGGTCGGGGTTGTGCTAGATCCGCAAACTAGCGATTACGATATCTGAAAGATTAAGAGCAGAGGCTCTGAGGCTAGGTTAGATGCCCCAAGGGTCTCAGGCGTGTCTCTGGGCCTGTTTACCTTGTTTTTGTCTATCTCTAGATATCCCTCCGTTATCGGGTAAGTTCCGATAGAATTAGGGTTTATTAGTTATTTTTACTATATTTGTGACCGCAAAAAAAAA